AGATCCAGAAGGTAACAAACGGTGCTGGTGCAAACTACACCACAGATACAGCTGTTGATCCAGCTTCTATCGTTTACCCAACTGGTGGAGGATACACAACTCCATCAACAAAGACAGGTAACGGTAACAAAGATCGTTACTCAGCAATCTTTATTGGAGACAACGCATTCGGTCACGCTATCTCACTTCCAGTTGAGCTTCGTGACGGCGGTATTCTAGACTTCGGTCGTGAGCACGCTCTTGCTTGGTATGCAATCTACGGTCTTGGTCTAATCACTGATCAGTCTGTAGTTATCGCAGAAACCAACTAATTTAATAGGGGGCGGGGTAAAACCCGCCCCCACCCTAAAAAACTATCTAACAGGAGAATACACATCGTGGCAAAAGCAAAAGTTACAGACGTTACAGGACGTCAAAGAGAAGAACAAATCAAGGCCAACGCAGAAGCTCTTGCAGCTCGTGCTGGCGAAATGTCTATGGCAACAGCGGCAAAAGATTACCGTGATGCTACAGAAATTGTAGATCTTACAACTTCTGTACCTACAGTAATCGATGAGGTTGAAGATCTCGGCGTAAGCCTCGCAGACGACTCAGTTGTCGTTCGTGTTGCAGAAGACCTTGAAATGATGACAATTGGAGCAGGCAACCACTACTCTTTCCAAGCCGGCAAGAAGTACAAAGTTTCACAGGTTGTAGCAAATCACCTACGTGAAAAGGGTTACTTGTACGACCGTCTTTAATTCGTACGAGTTCTAATCGTCCCGCTCCTACAACCGCCCTCCTGTAGGAGCGGGGCCTTTTTTATCTAGATTTATTTACGATTATGCAGGATGATTAGCGTATACAGCAATCGGAGGATTTGTGGCTTCTATAAAGCAGCTCTCGGATAGACTAAGAGCAGAGATTGGCGACATCGCCAGATCCTTCACTGATACTTTTACCAGTGACGGCGTGGATACCCGCTATCAACTTTCCCAAGCTCCAGTTCAGGGCTATACCCTATCTGTTAAAGCTACTACCCCAACTTTGACAGCTACCGTTACCGGAGCTTCAGCTTCCTCTGGAATTATTACATACACTGCTGCAAACTCTTTTTCAGTAGGACAAGTAGTTACAATCTCAGGCCTATCTACCCCAGCATTTAATATTACTGCGGCAACTATTACATTTGCCAGCGCAACACTTTTTAGAATTACCAACGGCGCAACAGGTTCGGCCGTTACAGGAGCCTCAGCCACTGCCCTAGTACCTTCTGTCACAACAGATATTTCTTCTGCCGTAACTATTGAAGAAGGCGTTGGAGTTATAACTATACAGACTAGTGCGGTTCCTGTAAATAACTCAACCATTACTGTTATGGGTCAGGCTTACCGCTACTTTACAGATTCTGAGATTACTTACTATATTAATGTTGCTTTTCTTGAGCACTCAAATCATTCTACCGATAGTAATGGTAGTCGTATAACTCAGATTGCTTTGCTACCGCCTATTGAGGAATACCCGGTAGTTCTTTTAGCTTCTACTATGGCTATATATACTTTGCTAAACGATACCGCTTTTGATATTGATATCATCTCTCCAGACGGCGTGTCTATTCCACGTTCAGAACGTTTCCGTCAACTAAACGAGATGCTTCAAATCCGTAGAGATCAATACAAAGAGCTTTGCGCCATGCTTGGTGTAGGCCTTTACCGAATTGAGACCTTAGTCTTGCGCCGTGTTAGCCGCCTAACAAACAGACTAGTCCCTATTTATCGCCCTCAAGAAATTGATGACAGATCTATTGCAGAACGTGTCCGTTTAAGTATGCCAGATTATGGAGACATTACTCCTCCTGGTACAGTGGTCAACAGAGACATCTCTATGTACGCTGGGGATGACTTTGAAATGGACTTCCAGTTTGCATTTGATATTAGCACTTATACCCCGAAGGCTCAGATCACCATACACAGTGGCCAAAGGTATGCTCAAATTGGGCCTCTTATTTTGGGAACTTTCTCCTTTACAAAGTACTCTTACGACAACAACACCGTTGTAGACAGCTTGAAGCTGACCCTACCTGGTTCCGTAACTGAAGACCTACCTAGAACAGCTTACTACGATATTCAGTTGACATCCTCCACAGGGGTAGTCAAGACCTACTTAACTGGTAAAGTCTTTACAGAAAGGCAGATCACCACATGAGCCCAATTTGGGAGTCCCAACCAGCCTACGGAATTGAAATTCCGAACATCACTACGATAGTAGATCCTGCTGACATTATCATCCGAGATATTGATTTCCCGGCAGTGGCCTTTGCCCATACCCAGGGGGTTTCTAGTAATAGTTGGACTATAACCCACAATTTAAACTTCTATCCAAACGTAACCGTGATAGACTCGGCGGGAACAGTCGTTGAAGGCGAGATCTTTTACACTAGTAGAAATGTACTCACCGTAACTTTTAGTGGAGCATTCAGCGGAAAAGCTTATCTTTCATAAGGAGAGAATAAATGGCACGTAAGTTTCTAACGTCAATTGATTTGGCGAAGAACGAACTACAAAATGCAGTAGTTCAAAACTTGGCAGCAGACCCTTCTAGCCCAATTGCTGGTCAGGTCTACTACAACACATCCTCCAATGAAATGCGTATCTATAACGGTACGATCTTTGAAGCTATCGGCCTTAACGGTGTAACAGCAGATGCTGCCGAACTAAACCTTCTTGATGGCGCCACACTTACAACCACAGAGCTTAACTTTGTTGATGGCGTTACATCTGCTATCCAGACTCAGCTTGATACTAAATCCCCTTCTAACAACCCAACTTTCACAGGCACAGTAACCCTCGATACTGGTGTTAATCTTGTATTTGAAGGCACAACAGCCAACGCGTTTGAACTTACTCTAACCTCTGGCGATCCAACAGCAGATCGAGTAGTAACTCTTCCAGATTTAACCACGACACTTGTTGGTCGTGACACAACTGATACTCTTACAAACAAGACTATTACAAGCCCAACAGTATCTGGCCTATACCTTTCTGATCTTAGTATTGTTGTTGAAGGCTCAACTGCTGATGACTTTGAAACCACTCTATCTTTCGTAGATCCAACAGCTGACCGCACAATTTATGTACCTGATGCAAACGGTACCCTTGCTCGCGTTGAGAACAAGCTTCATGACTTTGCTCTTGCAACTGCTTCTGTTGATCTTAACAACCAGAAGATTACAAATCTTACAGACCCAACTAATCCACAAGATGCAGCTAACAAGCGCTATGTAGATTCAGCAGTTGTTGGTATTGACTGGAAGCCTTCGGTACGTTTAGCAACTACCGCTGCTATTACCTTAGCTACAGGTCTTGAAAACGGAGATACTCTTGACGGAGTAACTCTTGCTACAGGAGACCGCGTACTTGTAAAGAACCAGACAGACGCAACAGAGAACGGTATATATGTAGTAGCCGCATCTGGTGCTCCTAGCCGTTCATCTGACGCAGATACAGCAGCAGAAATTACAGCCTCTTTTGCAGTATTTGTAGAAGAAGGAACAGTAAACACTGATTCTGGCTGGACGCTTACAAATAACGGCGCTGTAACAGTAGGAACAACAGAATTATCTTTCACACAGTTTACTGGTCTTGGTCAAATCACAGCTGGTGCGGGTCTTACAAAGACTGCTAATACACTTGATGTAATTGGCGGAGATGGTATTACTGTAAACGCTGATAGCGTAGTAATTGACCGTGCAGTAGTTGTAACTAAGTACGCAACTAACGTTGGAGATGGAACAAACACTTCTTACACAATTACACACAACCTTGCTACTCGTGATGTAATTGTCAGCCTGTTTGATAACTCCTCACCTTACGCCGAAGTTATGGCTGATGTTGAACACTCAACTACAAACACAATCACACTCTTGTTCTCTGTAGCACCTACAACCGATAAGTACAGGGTCGTAGTACACGCATAATGAGTCGCCTAAACCTAACCCCCGTAAACATACCTGCCCTAGCGGCAGCGCCTACAGTACCCACCATTAAGGTGGGTGACTTGTATTTCAATACAGTCATTAAGGCGCTTTATGTTTACAACGGTACGGTTTGGTCTGAGGCTGGCGGTGGAGTAACAGTCTCTGCTACTGAGCCAACAACTAACCTTCGTGAAGGTTTACTATGGTTTGATCCAACTTCAGACTCGCTACTGGTCTACTACGAGGGTGAGTTTGTTCTTACCGGCGGAGGTGGCGGAACCTCTACAGCTAGTGCAGCGGATCTTACCTCTGCCTGGTTCTTGGGGGCATAATGGCCATTACTAGAATGGGTATCTCTACCCCAACATTAAACACAGACACGACAGTTTATACAGCCGATGCTTCTTATCTGTCCTCAGTAATTATTACAAATAAGGGTGCCTCAGAGGCAACAGCTAGGGTATGGGTTGTACCACTAGGTGCATCTACTGCCGCTGAATATGGGTATATACTGTACGACGTACCTGTACCTGCCAATAACTCTTTAGAGTCCCACCGGTTTGGAATAAAGCTTGGGGATGTTGTACGAGTACGGGCTAATTCTTCAAGTGTATCGTTCTCATTAAACGGTATATATGACTCATCGGCCTCTATTGATGCACATATTCTTCAAACTACCAACGTTCATGGTATCGTTAATACTGCGAACTTAGCTACGCTTACCACCACCAACGCTCTCAATACTCGCCTAATTTCGCTAGAATTAGGCTTGGGAATTTTTGACTAGGAGATAGAATGCCAAATTATTCAAGTCTGTCCACACAGATTACAGAAATCAAGAATGAGATTTCCTCATCTCTTGCTGCTAGTGCATACACTGCTCAAGACCTAGTCTATGTAGCTAAGGCACTTCAGGCACTTGGTACTGTAGTA